AAAAGCAGTAGAAGATATTAAAGAAGCACAGATAGATTATGTAGAAGGGCAATTGATAAAGAATATATCTAGCGGTAAAGAAACAAGTATCATATTCTATCTAAAGTCAAAAGCTAAAGATAGAGGATATGCTGAAAAGTTAGATATAACAAGTGGTGGTAAATCATTAACCGATTTAACTATACAAGTAATTGACACAGGCAAAGATTAAAACAACAAATGTATTTCACAAGGCGTATGGGTCTAAAACTAGAATAACGTGCTTACAGGGGGGTACGCGTTCTAGCAAGACCTATTCGCTTTGTCAGTTGTTTATTGTTAAATGCTTGGAAGAAACAGGCAAAGTATTTACGATATGCAGAAAGACATTACCTGCACTTAAAGGTACAGCATATCGTGATGTTTTGAGTATCTTAAAAGAACTAGAATTATATTCAGAAGAAAATCACAACAAATCAGAATTATCATATACCCTCAATGGTAATGTGATTGAGTTTATTTCAGTTGACCAACCACAAAAAATTAGAGGTCGTAAAAGACACTATTTATGGTGCAACGAAGCCAACGAATTTAACTATGAAGATTGGCAACAGCTTATATTAAGAACTACAGAAAAAATATATTTAGATTATAATCCGTCAGACCCCTATTCGTGGATATATGAAAAAGTGCATACAAGAGATGATTGCACATTCTTGAAATCTACATATAGAGCAAATCCATTTTTAGATGAAGATACAATAGCAGAGATTGAAAGATTAAAAGACATAGACCCTGACTATTGGCGTGTTTATGGAATGGGTGAAATCGGAACAATACAAACTGCTATATTCAGGAACTTTAATTTAGTTGATGATGTGCAAGGTCGTTTAATTGGTTATGGCTTAGACTTTGGATTTACTAATAGTCCAACAGCATTAGTAGAAGTGAGGCAATTAGAGGACAGCTTATATATTAGAGAATTATTATATGAGAAGAGATTAACTAATACTGACTTAGCTAATAAGCTGAGAGAATTTGGTATTGATAGACAAACTGAAATAATAGGTGATAGTGCAGAACCTAAATCAATAGAAGAAATCTATAGACAAGGATTCAATATAAAACCTGCTAAGAAGGGTGCAGGAATACATTTAGGCATAGATATTATGCGTAGATATAAACTACATATAACTAAAGATAGTTTAAATGCTATTAAAGAATTTAGAAGCTATAAATGGGCTACTGATAAAAATGGTGATGTATTAAATACACCCGTAAAGATTAACGACCACTTAATTGACGCTACACGTTATTTGTGTTTAAATAAGCTGTCAGTTAATCATAGTGGCAAGTATTATATATTGTAAAAAACAAATTATTAACTTTTATATTTATTAGTAATGAAACAGGTCAAATTAAGCATACCTACAGAATGGTCTGATATAACGATAGGAACATATCAGAAATATGTGAACATTCAATTAGGTAAAGGAAGCGAGAAAAAAAAGGTTGTAGATAGTTTAGCTTTATTATGTGGAACTACAACAGCGATAGTTAAGAAAATGAATTATAAAGACCTGATTGAAATAATGGATATATTAAAGAAAATGATAGACACAGAACCAGATAAACAACAATTTAGAAAGACGTTTGTTTTTAAAAATGATGAATATGGTTTCTGTCCTAATCTTTCTGCAATAACAACAGGTGAGTATATTGATTTAGAAGCATATTGTAAAGATGACCCAATTAAAAACCTGCACGTGATTATGTCCATACTGTATAGAAAGGTAACATTTAAAAGAGGAGAAAGATATGCTATTGAAGAATACAATCCTGAAGAATTTAAAGAAGAATTATTTAAAGATTGTCCAATGGATATAGCATTAAGTTCGCTAGGTTTTTTTTTGACTTTAGGATTGACATTGGCGACAAGTTCAGCCAACTATTTACAAGCGATGGAACTGAAACAACAAAAGGCGTAAGTTTACAATCCAAATGGGGGTGGTATAATACGCTTTATTCTCTTGCAAATCAGAATATCTTAAATATACAAAAGATAACAAAACTGCCTATATTGGAAGTGTTAACATACTTATCATATACGCAAGACTATAATATAAAGCAGAACAATAAATATTAGTTATGATAACATTTAGAAACGTAGTAGGATTTTTAGAAACAATAGCAGAAAAGCATTTTGAAATAAACAGCTTTCATAGTGGCGGAATGTCAGAAGTTGATATTAACAAATTAGGTGCTACTGATTATGTTATATTATATGCTGAACCTGGCGAAGCTACTATTAATACGGGCGTTATGACTTACTCATTTACTATCTATGTAATGGATATGACTAACGACCAAATCTTAGGCGATGCACCTAATAACGAAAGAACAGCAAGAACAGATACTTATTCTGAAACGCTACAAATAATGCAGGACGTTATAAACGAATTTAAGCAGTCAATGTATTCAACATCTTGGGTAGATAATGAAGTAGTGTTAGAAACACCAATTACAGTTGAACCATTTACAGCACGATTTGAAAATGAATTAACAGGATGGGCTGCTGATATTACTATTGAAGTTAATAATACTAACAATCTTTGTATTGTGCCTATAACACCAAATAGCTAATGGATTTTCCTAAAACAAAAAAGATGTTAAAACGATTTGGTAAAGCTGTTGTTAGAGCAGGTAAAATTAGATTGGCTGCCGCAGGAATGGGAAGTTCAAGACTAATTAAAAATTTTAGCTATCAATTAGGAAAGATAGTTCCTGGCGATTTACCTAAAGCAATCTCATTTACATTTGGCGGTTCTGCTAAATATTGGCAATTCGTTGATGAGGGTGTTAGAGGCTCAGGTGGATATAAAGGTAGAGGTAGAGCAAAAGGTGGAAAAAGTCCATTTAAATTTAAAAAGAAGAATATAGCAAAAGGTGTTATTGATAGATGGATTGTTAAGAAAGGATTAAAAGCAGCAAGAGATAAAGAAGGGCGTTTTATAAAAAGAAAAGGATTAGCATTTGTAATAGGTAGAGCAATAGCACAAAGAGGATTAACACGAACACAATTCTTTTCAGCACCATATAAGAAAAATATGAAATACTATATTAATAAAATAACTAATGCTTACGCAGAAGATATAGAAGATGATATAGTAAATAAAATAAAAGATATAAAATAATAAATTATGGCATTTGCATTTGTACAAGAACCAATAGGAGATAGTGGAACTATACCTGTAATAACTAATTGGACTCCAATAGTACCTTATACTGTATATAGAAGTGATAGTATTGCTTCTTATTATTTCTATAAAATAGTATTAGAAGTAAGATTAGATGACGCTTCAGGAACATTATTAGCAAAGATAAAACAAAGAAGAAACGGACACGCTGCTGACGTTAGTTCTAATTATGCAAGGGCGATATTTGATTTAAGAGATATTGTTAATTCTCAATTAGAAGATACTATTGAAGATGTTGGAACTGCGACTAAATCAATCCATACTATTGGTGCAAATACAGCTACTTTGCCATTTAGTCAAAACAATAATCAAGTAAAAGAAATATATGTTAAAGCGTATGAGTTTTATTCTACAGCAGCGACAACTCCGCCATCTGACCAAACAGGAAGTGCTATTAACGATACTAAATTTTATATTGGTGCTTCATTAGATTTAAACACAGCAAGAGGAACAGCAGATTTTCAAGATACAGCATTTGCCACTTATTCTTTGGATGGTTCATCTAAACTATTTTTAAGTGATGTACAAGAGCAAGGATTTAATTTAGCTGTAGGTGGAACAGCAGGACGTTTAAACTATGTTCAATCTACTGATTATCATACAATAGGATTTTTAAATGGTGTAAGTGATTTTGCAAGTGATGCTTATTTTATAGGGATACAATATTACGATTCTTCAGGAAATGTAATTAACTCACCTGGTGGAACAGCAATAGAATATATAGCAAATAGTAATCTTAATGGTGGTGCTAATCCTGACACACAAGTTAATACAAATGCAGAACGATTAATTTATTTTGGTTGTGGTCCTGCTAATTTAGAAGCACAATCACGAAATGAAGAAGCAAGACCATCAGAATTTTCTAATTGGTCATTCTATACTGTTACAGCGTATGATTCAGATGGAACTGCTCCAAAATCTGCTACTTATTATTTCGTTAATCAAGATGGAAGCTGTAAAGGATTTAAAGTACGTAGATTAGCTTGGCGTAATAGCAAAGGTTGTTATGATTATTTTAACTTTAAAAAGAAGTCAACTCAAACTATAGAAGTAAGCAGAAACAACTACGAAACAATGTTAGGTGATTTTAACAATGAAATGTATAGTTACGATAATTTTGGCAGAGGTAAAAAAACAAGAACTACAACAGCGATATTAAAAGAAACATTACAAACGGATTGGATTAGCGAAGCTGATGCAGTATTGTTAGAAAGTCTTATTATGTCAACTAATGTGCAAATAGTTGAAAATGCAGATACAGATTATACTGTACCTGTAATGGTTTCGGATAAGAGTTTTATTAAAAAGACAGTTGCTAATGATAAGCTAATTAAATACACGATTAATATAGAATACGCTAATCCTATTAATACTAACTCATAATGGCCAAAATAAGATTAGTTGCATATCGAAAAGCTACAAGCAGTTCTACATTAGATACTACTTACGATTTGGATTTACAAGAACATCCTGTTGTTTCTTTAAACTTTCAATTCTCTGACATTAAAGAACCACAATCAAGAAAAGCAAGTTATAGTCAAACATTTAAATTGCCTTTCACAGATAACAATAATGAGTTCTTCCAAAATTGGTTTAATGTTAATTTAGAAACATTAGTATTTAGTGCAAGAGAAAAATTTGATGCTGTTTTATATGTTGGCACTATACCACAATTTGAGGGATTTATACAATTAAAATCAGTTTATCAAAAGGCACAAGTTTATGAAGTTGTCTTAATGTCAAATGCAGCAGACCTTTTTTCTGTTGTAGGCGAAAATAGATTAAAAGATGTTTTTTTAAATGATGATGGTTCTTATAGTAGTGAATTAGACCACGCATATAATCAAGCTAATATAATAGCTTCTTGGAATGGTGGTGCAGATGACTTTGATAATACATCAGGAACTTCATTAAGAGATTCAAGTGCAGGTGTTCAAAAGGTTATGTATCCAATATCTATTCAGTCGCCTACATTTAACTATAATGTTAATGAGCCGTACCATTTAAATATGACACAAACATATATTAATGCACAAGGTTATGCTAATATATTTGATAAACAAACACCAATTACAATGCTTCGACCTGCATTGCAATTAAAGAACATATTTAAATTAATACTATTAAAAGCAGGATTTACCTATACATCATCTTTTATTGATGGTTCTTATTTTGGTAAGCTGTTTATGACAACAGCAAATGCAATAGAAGGAGATTTCTTACCTTCAACAAATACAACTGCACTACCTGCTTTTACTACAACAGTTGCTAACACAGGTGAATGGGGAAGTTTTAGCGTTAGTGATGAATCTACGCCTGGCGTTGGCGTTCCTATTCCTGAACAGGATATAGCAACAATCGTACCTGCAGACACAACAAGTGGAAACTCTTGTGTTGATAATACACAGAACTTGTGGACAGTAAGCGGTGGTAATGATTATTTTACTAAAAGTTTTCCAAACATAACATCTATTTCTGTTGAACACAAACTAAACTTAACCAATGTAGAACGAGTAAATGATAATGAGTGTGTAAGAATAAAAGTGTGGTTAGAAGATATTTCTAATCCTGATATAACTTATGGTGAACCTGTTTATCAAAGCATCTGTTCGATAGGTTCGGATTGGCTCGGTTCAACCATTGATGATGCAACTGAAATATTTGAACACTATTTTGATATATCAAGTTTTAATATGCCCGTTGGTGCTTCTGCATATGTAAAAATGACAATGCAAAACATTCAATATAAGGCAAGTGGAAATATAAAATTTGGTGATAGTTTTGGTATTTGTAATCCTAATTATGATAATCAAATTACAATTACAGCAAT